CTGGTCAAATCAATAAACCGCTTCCTTCTGCTTTGGTAAAAGCACTCCCAGCTATCAAGGATGCCGTAACCAACCTTCAATCCCTAGCCAGAAAAATAAATGAGGGTAAAAAGAACGAGGAGCCTACTAACACTGTAGTTTGGGGCAGTGAGTCCGACCATATCTCGTTTGCTCTGGACTTGGCTATTCCAATGCCTTTGTCACAAGCCTTGCAGGATAAGATACCAAGTATTAGAACCAAAATCAGGCAGCTAAAGGATTACGCCGTCAACACAGGAGAGGCAGCTTTCAGCGCAAAGTATCATGTGTGCTATCACGGGGAGGGCGGTAATCACCCACCTTGTAATCCAGAGGAGATTTAGATGGCCGTTAGCACTTATACCTACGGAACTGTCGCGCTCGTCCATGACAAGATAGGATGGGTGGTCCCCAGCCGGGCAGTTTTCAGTGCCAGTACAGTCCCGACCGAGGCGGAGGTAGAGGCGGTCCTTGACGCTGTAGCCAATGAGATACACGCTGTGCTGCTGGAGAACGGCTACCCGGCTGACACCAAGGCGAATGTTACGACCAATGCTCCGCGGGCGGTAGGCTGGCTTGAGAGGCTGAATGTAGCCGGAGCCTGTGCGGATATTCTCCAGAGCTTCCCGGTTGCCCAAAACGAAGAGACAGGTTACAATCCGGAAGCCTACTGGCGCAAGGTATATGAGAACGGCAAGAAACTGATTATAGGGGTGTTCTTGAGCCGGATGGGACTCAGTAAGAGTTATGAATCATCTGGTATGCTGGTCAGTACCAGCTATGAGGATAAGGACGGAAACGAAAAGGTTCCGTTTTTCAAGAAGCGGATGTGGGAAGTTCCTGGTACTGTTCACGGTGTATTCCCTAACGAGGATATAAGCTACGGAGAGTAAGGATGCCAAAGGCAGAAGGTTTTATTGAGGTCGAGGTGGTCAACTGGAAAGAACTAGAGGCCAAGTTTGCCCGCGGCCGGGAGTTTATGCTGGGCGCGGCACTGACAGCCTTCCGGAGAATTGGCAGCTTGCTGGTCCCGGCGCTGAAGGCTGAAACCCCAATCGGCGCTACTGGACACCTGCGGAATTATACAGTGTTTCAGGTTCTCGGCAAAGCCGAGGATATGAAATTGGAAATACGACAATCCGCTGCCAGTGAAAAGGGGTTTATGTACGGCGTGGCCGTAAGGCAGGGCACCAGGCCGCACTTTCCGCCCTACCGGGCATTGATTCCCTGGGTGATAAGGAAGTTGGGAATTAGCCTGGAGAAAGAGGCGGCCAGGGTAGCGTTCCTGGTGGCCAGAAAAATTAGTAAGGTGGGCACAAAGCCCAACGCGTACCATGTCAGGGTAATCGATGCCAATTACCTGCGTGTCGTTAATGTGATGCACGAAGAAATGGCCAGTATGATGGTGAGGTTGAAGCCATGACTCTTTCACTTGTCCGAACAGCCCTTGAGACGGCGCTGGCGACAATAGCCGGTCTGACTGTGTATAAAGAAATCCCGGATGTCATAGCCAAGTTGCCCTGTGCAATAGTGTCTACTGACTCCGGCGATTATGAGGTTGTTGTCAGTAAAGCAAGCATCGCCTGGCGCTTCAGGATACTCCTGGCGGTTGGGGAGCGCGATAGCAAAACCGCTCATGCTACCCTGGACGGCTACCTGGCTTTGACAGGCAGCACAAGTATCTTGGCGGCCATAGAGGGAACCGCTATTGGCGATTTTGCGAGAGTCCGGCGGGTGGAAAATGTTGGCTTCATTTCGTACCGCGGCACTACATATATTGGTGCTGAATTCATTGTTGACGTGACAGATACTTAGGAGGTGGTTAGATGGCGCTTTTCGATTCCAAAAACAGTGTATTCCAGATAAATGACGGCTCGTCTCTGCGGGACATTTCTGTTTATATTCTCTCCATCGATGGCCTGCCCGGGCCGAAGGAACTGGTGGATGTTACCGCTTTGGGCGCAACTGGCAGGGCATTTCAGCCCGGTTTGGAGAATGTGGTTGTCACTCTTGAGATGATGTGGAGCGATGATGCCAGCGTAGGACCGGATACAGTATTCCGGCTGGTCAGAGCTTTGACTTCAGCCACGGCGTTTGACTATGGTCCTGAGGGCAAGACCTCCGGTAAGCAGAAATACTCCGGGACTTGCTGGTACAGGAATTTTACGGTCCAGACCCGGGTCGGAGATTATGTTAGAGCCCGGGCTGAGTTACAGGTCGAAGGCGCGGTGACCATGGGGACTTACACCTAATTTATAGTGCTGCAAAGCGGAGGTTTATATGCAAAGGAGGCTAAGATGCAGACTGAACGGATTACGCTTGATGGGGGGGCGTGGTGGGAAATAAGGTCAGTCCTGACCATCGGCATGGCCAGAGCTGCCGAGCGGGTCTGTAAGGAGTATATCAAGCCCAGTAATCTGGCTGATGTAGCTCAGGGTAAGAGCAAGGAGCTACAGTTTGACACTGACCTGGGTGGCATCGACTTGTTTGAGGTGACCAGGGAGCTGGTATTCTCGGCTACTGTGGCCTGGAGCTACGGGCCGGTAAACAGGCAGACATTTGAGAATGAGATACCGCAGGCGGATTATCGGATTGTGGCTGGGAGGTGTGACGAGCTTTTTGGCTCAACCCCTTTAGCAGTAAGGACAGAAAGGAGTTAGCTGAATGTCTGTTTAAGGCCCTGGTGGCGCCGGGCGAATATGATATGCCATCTGAACTGTTGTACGTTCAACTACTGCATGAGACGGGGTGGCCGCCGAATGTTCTGGATGAAGTGCCTATGGACCTGATTCAGAAGTATGTGATATACGCGAATGTCAGGTCTGTTTTTTTGAATGGGGGTGAATACAAGCCATGAAAGTTGCTTACAGAAAGCTAAAAAATTGCGAAGGCATAGAACTAAAGAAGGGGTTCATCCTTCGCTTTGCCTGTTGCGATTGCGGGATGGTTCACGATGTAACGATTGCTGATAGAAGAAAAGGGAATCACGCCTTGACTTTCAGAAGGAGAAATAGGGCGACCGCGCAATTCAGGCGACTTAAGCAAGGTTTCCTTCAAAAAGAAGATTCTCCGAAGTATAGGATGGTCAAGTTATGAATGAAGCTGGGGTCGCGGTTGTAGTAAGTATGCGTGACGAAGCATCAGCCAAGATGCAGAACTTTGGCAAGACCATGGGGCAGACACGGGTCGAAGCCATTAACTTCAGAGTTGCTATACTGGCTGTGGGTGGCGTACTGTCTCAGACGGCATCTTTGCTGGGACAACTTGATGACCCGATGGCTAAAGCCGCCTCCGGTTTTCTCCGGATGAGCGGTTATGCCATAATGACCGTCTCTTCGATAATGCTAGTCATTCCGAAGATTAAGGATTTAATAACTTGGTTACAAAGTCTGGCGGCAATGCAGGCTGTGGTGGCTGCCCTCAGTGGTCCGGTAGGTTGGGCCAGCCTCGGCATTGCGGCTGCGGTTGGCGCTGGTGCTTATTTTGGCACCAAAGCCCTGACCACGCCAAAGCCTGAGCCACCCGGCCTGAGCGTGTATGGAAAACAGATTGTCGAGGCGGCGCAGATTAACGTGAAGATTGAAGGAGGCCCATTGCTCTTGCAAGATGATGCGGCCATGAAGCGATTTGCTGAGAAGATTATGGAAGCCCAGCGGCAGAATAGGCTGAAGGGAAGATAGTGGCGAAAAATATCGACTCCTTTGAATTTGAAGGAACCAATATAAGGGATATACCCGATATTGTTCATGTGGGCGGTGATATTTACGCAATAGTGTATGGAGGGGCTGACAACGACGGCTTCTTGGCCACTGTTACTATCGATTATCAAGGCAATATCACTGCTGCTGTCATAGATAGTGTGGAGTTTGATACAGACAACTGCTCAGCGCCTAAAATCCTGCATATCTCGGGGACTATTTATGCTATCGTGTATCTCGGCACTGGTGCTGATTTACAATGCAAGACCTGGTCTATTGCTGCTGATGGGAATATAGCAGCGGCGGCTACAGATACTTTAGATTTCGGCACTGGAGACTTGGGAGGTTGTGATTTCATCCATGTGTCCGGTACTGTTTATGCTGTAGTGCATCCAGCCTCTGGACAGGATGGGTATGTTCGGACGTTCACTATTGCTGGCGATGGCTCTATAGGCGCTGCTGCAATAGACTCCTTTGAATTCGAGACTGCTGGTCTTCAATATCCCAGGCTTATTCACATATCGGGGACTATTTATGCTATCGTGTATCGAAGCAGTAGTATATCTCTGAAAACCTTAGATATTGCTAATAATGGCATTATCACAGCCGCTGCCGTAGATTCCTTGACATTTGGGGCTGTAATAACAACAAGTGCGCCTGATATTGTCAAAGTCTCTGGGGACATCTACGCGATTGCCTTTACGAGTGATTTTGTATCGGGGCAGTTTAATAGCAACACCGGAGTGCTCGCTACGGTCGAGATTGATTCTACTGGGTATATATCTAACGCCGTAGTTGATGCGGCTTATTTCGACAGTTATTTCGGATATTATCCTAGGATGCTGCTGCTCGCCAGCAATACAGTTGGCATAGTATATTACCCCACCATCACAGGAGCGAGGCAGGCCCTCGCAAGGATGACCGTATCCGATGCAGGGGTTATCTCTGGGAATCCTAATACCTTTAATGGAGTTAGTGTTGATGGCCTTGCCATTGATGCCGTCGACGGCGGTTTCTGTGAAATAATCCGTAGAAGCGGTGATATTTATATTATCGTCTATCAAGGTGTCGACGATGATGGTTTTGTAGCGACCTTTGATATCCAGACAACTGATACCTCAGCGCGGCGAGTGCTGGCTCCCGGTCTCTATGGCAACTTTTGGGCATGGGTTGATTGGGATGATGACGGCAGTTTCGCGGGGACCTATGATAACATCTCTGCCGATGTAATTGATATCCCTCAAATCTCGTATGGCGTCAATAGGGAGCTGGAGGAGACCGTATCTGCCTCTTTGCAACTGGTAGTCAATAACGCCACCCATAAATATAGTCCGCCGAATACCAGCAGCGTGCTGAATACCGGTGGCAATACTCTGAGGGCAGGGCACCGGATAATGGCCGGCATGTCGTTCCCATTCGATGACTTTATCGAACTTGATGGTATAGAAATTGAGTCGCACGCAGTGCCTTATGATAACTCGTTCTCGTGGTCTCAGAAGTCAGGCGCTTTTGAGATTGATACGAACAAAGTAAAAGAAACCGGCGGCGTCGGCGGTATAGCTGTCCTTGATTTTGGAGAGGCTGATGCTCATGTCGCTGTCAAGTTCACAAAAGGGGCTGACGACGACTGCATCCTGGTGCTTCGGTACTCCGACACCAGCAATTATATCTATGTCAGAACCACAGCCACCGACCTTGAGCTCCGCAAAGTCGTGGCCGGTGTAGATAGCCTGATAGATGGGGAAGCCCTTGCTTGGACTGTTGGTACTACCAAGATTGTCAAGGCCATTCTGCATGGCCCGTTTATCTGGGTGCTTGTCGATTTGGTGCAGGTGCTCCCGGCGATAAGGCGCACAAGTGGCGCACTGCTGAACGATAGCTTTAATCAGACTGAAACGAAGCATGGGATTGGCGGCTCGAGCATACACGCTGACGCGCGTTACGATGATTTCGGCGGTGTCTATTCTTTATTCTATGGTACTATCGACAAGATTCAGCCTGCCCCATCCAAGGAGAGGCAGACTGCTACCATAGAGGCTAGTGACGACATGAAGGAGCTGGCTCAGGCAGAGTTGCATCGCAGAGCTTATGCCTATGCCGGCTATCCCGCCGGCATGAAAGCGTACCTAGAGCAAATTACGGCGAACATTCCGAGCATCCCGCAGTTGGGAGAGCTTTTTGATTGGGGCGAAAACGTAGACGTTAATCCGTACAAATCATGGTGGGGAATCTCGGCGCTTGACGTATGCCGGAACATCGAGAGGGATGAAAATGGCCTGTTTTACCAGGACCAGGATGGGTTATGGCGGTTTGAAGCCAAAGGTCATAGAGCCGCGGCACCGCATGACGCCGCCAAGTGCGTATTCTATGGAGATTATGCCACGAATGGCTTGGGATTCAATAA